AACGGCAAAGGCATCCGCATTGGCTATGCGCTGCCGTCGTCGCCGGGATCTAGCGACTTGGACCAAGAAAGCGGCGTTACCGACATGGCCATCGAGGCTATGGCGCTGAACTTGGCGATCAGGCTTGGCCCAGGTTACGGTCGGGCAATCGCGCCGGAGACCAAAGCCGCGGCCACGATGGCCTACAAGCAGCTTCTGATGACATCGGCCCAGATCGTTGAGCAACAACTTGGCGACGGGACGATCCCGTCTGGCGCAGGCAACAAAGGCTGGCGCTATTACAACGACCCATTCCTTGTCCCGCCGCAAGATCCGCTTCAGGCTGGGCCTGATGGCGTCCTAGAACTGGAGTAAATCATGGCCACGATCAATCAACTGTCATCGGTCGATACGCTGTCTCCTGGAGACCAGCTTCCTGTTTATGTGCAGAACTCAGGAGACGCCCGCAAGGCGTCCATAAGCACGCTCCAGACGTACATGCAGAGCAATCTGTCGATCCCAGGCACATTGACTACGCAATATGCGTCTCCGTCGTCTACAGGCTTCTCTGTGACTGTTTCGGCTGGCAACACTTGGCTGTTATTGACGCCGACGGCTGGGTTCGCAGCCGGCACCATTGTGTTGCCGACTGCCCCTGACGACAGGGCAGAGGTCAGCGTAAACTGCACGCAGGCGGTTACCACGTTGACGGTATCGGCGGGCGGCACGACGGTGACGGGCGCCCCGACGACATTGGCGGCTAATGATTTTTTCACGATGCGCTACGACGCTGTCAATGTCTCCTGGTATCGCGTGGGCTAGACCATGCAGATCCCGATCCTGAACGGTATCTATGCGGACGGGTCTCCAGATTTCCGCACGTCATATCCTCGCAATCTGGTGCCGGTCCCCAAGCAGAACGGCATAAGCCAAGGCTATTTGCGCCCAGGCGACGGGATTGTCGAATTGGGGACAGGCCCAGGAACGGATCGGGGTGGGATCAACTGGAACGGTACGCTGTACCGGGTCATGGGAACGAAACTGGTCTCTATCAGCCAAGGCAATATCGTCACGACCATAGGCGACGTTGGCGGCGGAAGCAGGGTCACGTTCGACTACGGGTTCGATTATCTGGCAATCGCGTCTGGCGGTCGGCTGTATCTATATGACGGATCGACACTGGCGCAAGTGACGGACCCGGACCTGGGGACAGTCCTGGATGTCGTCTGGGTCGATGGCTACTATATGACGACCGATGGAGAGTTCCTAGTCATAACGGAATTGGACGATCCGTTTGCAGTCAACCCGCTTAAATATGGGTCGGCTGAAGCTGATCCGGATCCCATTAAGGCGCTGGTCAAACTGCGAAACGAAGTCTACGCGCTTAATCGCAACACCATCGAGGTGTTTGACAACGTCGGCACGACCGGATTTCCGTTCCAGCGCGTCCCTGGCGCTCAGATACAAAAGGGATGCGTTGGCACGCACGCCTGCTGCCAGTTTATGGACGCAATTGCATTCGTTGGCGGTGGCCGCAATGAAGCGCCATCTGTCTGGCTTGGCGTCAACGGCACTGTCCAGAAGATCGCATCGCGCGAGATAGAGGAAATCCTGTCTGGATATACCGAGGCCGAACTGTCGGACGCATACTTGGAAGAGCGGATGTACCTTTTCCACGATCAGCTTGTGATCCAACTGGCGCGTCAAACGCTTGTTTTTGATGGCTCCGCGAGCCGGGTTATGTCGGTACCCGTCTGGTTTTCTCTGGCATCCACCCTGGTCGGAGACGGCATCTGGAACGCTCAATCCATAGTCTGGGCCTATGATCGGTGGAATGTTGGGCATCCATCGACATCGCAGTTTGGCTTCCTGGATCACAACAACGTGAACACGCACTGGGGCGATACTATCGGCTGGGATTTTGGCACAACGATTGTCTACAACCAAAATGCCGGCGCGATCTTTCACGAACTGGAACTAGTTGGCCTACCCGGGGCGACGGCATTCGGTGTTGACCCGACGATCTGGACCCAATACAGCCTGGACGGACAAACCTGGAGCGTTGAAAAGCCGATCCGCGCAGGAGGCTCCGGGGCGCGCGACAAGCGCTTGGTTTGGCTTCAGCAGGGGTGGATGCGGACAAGGCGCATGCAGCGCTTCAGGGGCACGTCAGATGCCCCTATCGCCATTGCTGCGCTAGAGGCGCGAATTGAGGCGCTGGCCCGATAATGGCAGACCCGATCACACCTACCAGGAACCAGATCGCGTCGATGGCTGGGCGCGATCCTGAGCTAATCAAGGCGTTAGAGCGCTTGTTCATTGTTGCTGGCCAATTGACGCCATCCGATGTTGCGGCGCTAACGATCCTGATAGAGGCAAATTCACTGTCGGCCAGCGCAGCGTTCGATGCTGCAACGTCCTATCAGCCGAGCGCGTCAACATTAGACTATCTCGACTTCCGGCGACTGCAATCTGGCGCGTCTAGGACGCGGCGTCTGGCGTGGAACGACAGCGATCAGACGCTCGACATCGGCATGGACTACGATGTAGTCCAGCAGGTTGGGCTGGAAACATACGCGCGCGTGCAGAACACGACCGGCGTGACAATCCCCAACGGTAGCGTTGTCGGATTTGCCGGGGTTGGGCCGGGCAATCAACTCTTGGTGACGCCGTATCTTGCGGACGGATCTCAGTCAACGCTCTATATCCTTGGAGTGATGACGCACGACCTGCCAGACACTGGTCAGATCGGATACTGCACGACCTGGGGTCACGTTCGCGGGATAGACACGACCGGATCGGCAGTCAGCGAGACGTGGGCGCAAGGCGACGTATTATATGCCTCTCCGACAACGGCTGGGGCGTTCACAAATGTCAAGCCAACGGCACCCGACAACGTGGTGCCTCTGGCGGCTGTGTTGCAGGTTAGTGCGACGGTGGGAGAGCTTTTTGTCAGGCCGACCGTCGAACAGCAAAAACTATACGGCCAGTTCGAAGCAACGGTGAACCAGACGCCAGCCGCAGCCAATACAGCATACCCGATTGAATTCGATGCTACATCTGTGTCAAGCGGCATATCGATTGATGGGACATATCCATCGCGGATCGTCGTGGAATTGAGCGGCCTATACGATTTTTCTCCCAGCTTCCAGCTTGCATCTAGCAGCGCATCGGCCAAAAATGTGTGGTTTTGGTATCGCAAGAACGGAACAGACAGCCCGAATTCATCGTTCATCGTCACGACCGACATCAACAATGGCTATATGCCGGTGGGTCGCAGTGATTTCTTCTCACTGCAAAACGGCGACTACATTGAACTTATGTGGGCGTCTAGCGACGTGAACGTGACGCTCGAAGCCGTGGCGGCAACGGCGTTTGCGCCGGCATCGCCGGCATGTACTCTTAACGTGACGCAGGTGCAGCAATGACGACAACCCTGGCGGTCTTGATCGAGCCAAAGCAGGCCGAGGCTACGCAGACAATCCAATATACTGCGACCGATGTTGACGCTGTCATAGACAAAATGACGGTCACGAATACGGGCGCGGCTACGGCTACGATCTCAATCAATGTGGTGACAAATCTGGGCGCGGTGTCGGCAGCCAATTTGATAGTCAACGCCCGAAGCCTCGACGTTGGCGAAAGCTACACCTGCCCAGAACTTGTTGGCCACGTCCTCAAGGCTGGCGACTACATCTCAACGATTGCGAGCGCTGCCGCAACTCTCACCATACGGGCATCCGGGCGGGAGACAGTATAGTGGACAGACCGGAAGAAATTAGGCATAATGCTGGGGCTGAGAATGTAGGCAGCCAGCAGCCCTTTTTCGGGAAGGATTGCCCCATGCAATTGTCAGCTTCAACACAAAATCAAATGATTGAGCCAATCGACCTTGATGCTGTCGAAGCGATGATGCTTGAGCAAGAGCAGATTGACTGCCCGGTTCAGCACTATTTCGGCCCTGGCATTTATATCCGAGAGGTGTTCTTCCCTGCCGGCATTTATGTAATGGGCCATGCGCACAAAAAGCCAACCATGAACATTTTGCTCAAAGGCAAAATGGCTGTGATGGTGAATGGCGAGGCGAGAGTCATTGAGGGTCCGTATATATTCAACAGCGAGCCAGGCCGCAAACTTGCCTATGTCATGGAGGATTGCGTGTTCCAGAACCTTCATGCGACTGACGAGACGGACCTGGATAAGATTGAAGAGATCTTCATTGACAAGAGCGACGCTTGGAAAAATAAGCAGGTTGAAAACCTGAAAGCAATCGACCAGGCCGTTCTTCAGCATTTCGAAAGGGAAATGTCGTGA